CCACTAGAAAAATCAGAAACATTGGCTTTTAGTATGGCGGTAACATCAAAATTTGTTCCCATAGTTACCCCCTTTCTCTAATAGATTGATTGAGCCTTCTATTTCTATCAGCAAGGCTCAATCGTCTATTGTTGACTTGCTTGACTTCTTCTTTATTGAAAATCTTGTCAAACTCGTCTTTATGATTGTAAAAATCGTCAAACGTCTTATAAGCTGACCTTGCGCTCTTTCCTTTGCCTTTGGTAGCCTGGACGGTTTGATTGAACCACGCTTGGATTGCTGAATGATAGCGCATATCTTCTTGTTGAATAAGATAGGCCATATTATAGATTTCAAATTCTTCTAGCGTAGTCCGTGAAGCTTCTAAAAAGGTCATATTGTGTCTTGCAATAAGCAAGGCTATTGCTTCGTCATAGCCAAAGTCTGAACCTTGATTTTCCCTTACTCGACTAGGTTCATTGCTTTTTTGAGAAGGGGAGATGCTTTTAACTCGTTCACAATTTCAGTAATTGTCTTGTCGTATTCGTCATTTAAAATCAAATCTTCAAGATATTTTTCAATAGCTTCATTACTTGGCTTGTGGTTTTCTGTTACTGTTCCAGCTTTGATAATGTCAACGAATGCCATAGGGTCATTAAGTGCTTGTCCAGCATTAAGCAAGGTCATTGCGCCATATCCAGTTTTAATTCCCTCAAGTTCAGCAGAATGAAGTTTGTTCATTTCTCGCAAGAAGCCAAGGCCAAAGCGTAAAGTGTAATCACGTTCTCCAATTTTTAAAATCATGTTTTGTTTCTCCTTTTAAGTAAAAAAATAAAGGGCAAATAAATGCCCTTGTAAATACCACTATTAAACCGGAACGCCTGCCCCGTCTGTTTCTTTCTCGAGTGTGTGGTAGTTGTATTGTGCGCTTGCGACTGCTTGTTTTTGTGTTTCTGTCAACTTGTCAGTGTGCAATACACCGTTTCCGTCAATAGCGACTTCATAAGATAATTCAACCTTGTCGTCTGACGGTGCTGACAATTCAAAATTCTTGAAGTAACCTTGATAGTATTCTACGTCGTACTTATCAACGCCACCCTCTGACTTCTTACTTCCAATGTCAACAACCCAGCATTCGATTTTATCGTTTGCTTTGAACCATTTGCGCATTTCTTTCCACATATTCACGGTGTCACCGTCTTCACGGTAAGCAAGCGACTTAAATTCTCCGCTTGTTTCTCCGTCTGAGATTGAGTTAACAACGCCGTCTTTTGTTTTTGTGCTTTCTACGTTCTTTTCAAATTTGATTGAAAGTTCAGATTGAAAACGTACCTTGCCCGCATCTTGTTTTGTGCGGTCTGCGTATCGACGGAAAAAGGCGATGACGTCTTTCCCCAAAATTAAATCTGCCATGTATTATTTCTCCTTTTTGGTGTAATTAAAAGTAAAGTCCAGCACAATATGAAGTAAAGGCTGGACGTCTGTGTTATCTGCGATGACTTGTTTTTCTGTTGTTCGATGATTGAAGTTATACTCATACCCGTCTTTCAAATGCTTCAATACATTCTCAAGATAGGCTGAAATGTTGTCTATTTTGGCTCTATGCGCTCGTATTCCGTAAATATGGACGGTTTGCCTTGCTGTACCGATTAAGTCGTTATTGGGCGTATCTGAGCCGTTATTCTCACCGATATAAACAAACGGATAATTTGCTTCAGCATCGGGCAAATAATCGTATGTATCAACCCTGGCATCGCTGATTGCAAATATCTTTCTGAATAAATCATGGTTTGGTGTCATTGAAATACTCCTTTCATGACGTTTGTCATATCTTGTTGAAATTCCGGTGTAATTTGTTCAAGCATCGGTCTGAAGTGTGGTTTGCCGGCCATGTAGCGTGTGCCGTATTCTTGATAACCCGTATAAGATGCGCTACCCGTTATCCATGCTTCCATACCGTGATAAGTCACATTGATATGATCTTTCAAAAATCCAGTATCTTTAGGCGCTAAATCTCTAGCAACTTTTTTCCCTTTTTCAGCTTTGTTTTTCAAAACTTGTATAGATTGTTCGACTGCTTTTGGGTGTGCGTTGTATATCGTGATTGTCAGCTTCTCTAGACCGTGCCATTCAATACTAGCGCCCATTTATACCTTAACCGTCCTTTTGAGCCGTACGGCGCTTTTAGACGCTTCTACGCTATCAATCAGTTCATACTTGAAGCCGTCATAGATTGCATGTAAGAACGGTTCTTGTTCTTGCTGAAATCTGCATACCATGACGACATCTGAACGATTGCCGTATAGTTCAAAGACTTTTGACCGCTGAATAAAATTCAGCAAGCACGGTACAACCTCGGATTGTTCGGTTTGGCTGTCGTAAGTGTCCGTTACTGGATTATACTTAGCAACGCCTTTCCCTCGAACAAGCGTTATTCTGTGAGGCGTTTTCATAGGAAAATCGCCTTTCCACGTTGACGTTGTGAACCGTCAAGACCAAAATCTTTATTCAAAATAGCCATATAAGGCTTGAATAGGTTATCAAAATCTTGATAAGTGACTGAATAGCCGTCAACGGTTTCACTCGATACGCTTTCCGAACCTTTGCGCCCGTAAAGTTTATAAACAACGTTTTCAATCATGAAATTATACTTAGATTCGATGGATGCCGAACCAGTAAGAGATTTGAAGTAGCTTTCTGCATCTTCAATTAGGTCATTTAACAAGTCATTTTCTTTTGTGTCGGCAGGGTCAATACCCAACCGACGCTTGATTTTTGCAAGTTGGGCATCATCCATGATTATTCCCCTGCTTCTTCGATTTCTTCAACGGTTTCAGCTTTAAGCAAGACAATATCACCTTGCTCCCCGTTCGATTCGATAACGCCTTTTTTCAAAAGCGCTTTAATGCGAGCATCTGACACATTCAAATCAAGACGAGGATAAACCTCGCCTTTTTCGTATAGTCGATTGTTGTCTTTGGTATCAATGATGTTTTCTGTTACGATATAAGCCATTTAATACCCCCTTTCAAGATTAGACATTAGACGTTTGTCGCATCTGTCAACTTAGCAAATGCATTTGTCTTAGTGATCATAACTGCGATGTCCATTGTGCAACGGATAGCAATCATTTCTTGTTCAAATAGGTTTACTGGAGTTCCATCTGCATTCTTAACAGTCGTGATTTGGCCTTCTTCAGAAATCTTGTAATTGATGTTATAAGGGACACCATAGATAAGGTTGTCGAAGTCCCCAGCAATCAAATCACCTTTTTTGAATTGTTTAGATTTCATGTCAACGACAACTGTCCCGTCAAGTTTGTTAGTGTCCTTGTCGTAAATTGTTTTCTTGTCGCCATCACGAGCATCACGAAGCGCTGAACGGTTAGATACACGAGATACAAAAGCGTTGATTTCGATGTCGTCGTCCAAAAGTTTATCTTCAAGCTTCAAGATGTTTTCGTAAGTTACTGGTCCGCCAATGACTTTGCTTGCATCTTTAGCAGCCTTAGCGACTGAGTTTGCAAATGGTGTTTCATGTCCAAGTAGTCCGGCTTCGTCAATCTTAGTGTAGAATGCTTCAACAATTTGTGGTTTCATGTCTTCAAAGAATTTTTCCCAAGTGTAGTTGAGCGCTTCACGAGAAGCAAGAAGAATGATACCAAGTTTATGAGCGCGAAGCGTTACTGGTACGATTTCAGGCTTGTCAGTCTTGATTGTTTCTGTTTCATTTACCCAGTAAGCTGAAACTCCGTCAGTTTGAACGTGGACTGTTTTTTCTTGTTTTCCGTCCATTTCATGATACTTACCAAGTTGCATCACGATAGAATTTTGAGCGACTTCTTTCATGATGATATCTGTAAATTCTTTATAAAGTGTGCCGTCCGTTTTTTCTGAAACAAGGACTTTTGCAGGGTTAAAAGTTTGTACTGTCATTTAAAAAATCTCCTTTAGATAATTCTTGAATTGCGGAAAATATCTCCGCTTGATTGTGTCTTAGAACCACCAAATGCCGTACTTACTGCGGGCGGTTCTGATTGTGTGTATTCAGACTTGATTTCACTAATAATGCTTTCAAAGTCTGAAATAGCTTGTAGCGTGCCGTCTGCCGTGTCTTTAACGACGAAAGCAAGGACACGATCATTTACTGGCAACTTACGACTTGATAAAGTCTTAATCGCTTCATCGGTCAATTCACGCTTGGTTTGTTCTTTCTCAAGTCCAGCGATTTTATCAAGTAGTGATTGTTTTTCAGCTTCAGCTTCTTTTCTGCGGTATTCTTCGAGTTCTTTACCCGATAATTCAGTTTCCGCCTTGTATTTTTCCAAAGCCTTGGCAATCGCTTCTTGTGTCGATTGAGCGTGTTTCTTTTCAGCTTTTTCAAGTCTGCGTTGCATCTCTGCGACTGATACCATTGTTTCCGGTTCTTGTTCCGGAGTGCTAGCGTGTTCCTCTACTGTTTCCGGCGTTTGTGGTTCAACCGTCTGTGTTTGTTCTTCTGCCATATTGGCCCCTTTCTACGCTTTTACGGGCAACCCCCCCGAACTCATGCAACTTTTAACGTCTTTAGCACGGTTTGGACAATTAAAAAAACCGTATAGGTTATATACGGTTAAGTTTCTATAAGGATAACTTCACAAGCTATCACGGAAATTCTTTTCACTTCAAATTCACAATCAAGAAAGTCGCAAGGATAACCCCCGTCTAAATCTTTATTGTCGTGACAAACTGAAATGTTAGCTTGTTCATCTATTACTCTACATAGTTCTTTGACTTTCATTTTGCGATACCTTTAAATCTTTCTAAATTGGTCTAGCGTGCTTCGTCCGTCTTTGTATTTCATTTCAATATGTCCATACGCTGAGCATCTGCAATTAGGGTGCATTGGAAACATATTCATGCCTTTTTCAACCTTGTCAATCGGTACTGCCGTATTATCTAACGGCTTGCATACATCACAAGCGCCACTTTCAGCGACAAAAATCATATGCGTGAAGCCGTTATCTTTCAAGACAGCGTGGTCTGTGTCTGCGTTTATCCTTGCTATCTCGGTTTTAATCAACCGTTTAGCGTTATACTCACTTGTTCCGTACTTATTAGCAAGTCGCTTCATCTCTTTTTGATAGCCGTTCATGTCTGTATAGATACGATTTAAAGAAGCGAAAACATCTCTTTGGAGTTGTGGTTGAAGTCCATTTTTACCCCAAACTCGACTAGAAAAAGACTGCCCGTAGAAATCAGCGTTTAAAATCGCTTCTAAGCGCTTTGTTGCTCCACTTGAAGAAATACCCAAAATACCCGCTTGTCGCTTAAATTCGGCTAAATATTCGCCTCTACGTGCCTTGTCAAAGACTTCATCGAGGTTACTTGTCAAACTGTTAATTTCAAGGTCTAATTCTGCTTTTAGCAATTCAAGACGACTAACTTTCATTTTCAAGTTGTAAACTCGTAGCCAGGTATTCGTCTTATGACTGAAATCTTTCTCTTTAACAGCTTTTCTTGCTCGTTCTGCAAACTTGGTAACGTCAAACTCCGAAGCACGCTTCATTGCTTCTTGCTTCGTTAAACCCTCACGTCCAGCATATCCAAGATAAAACTTGTCTATCTGTGCTTGCAGTCGGTCATAGCTTTCTTGGTATAACTCTGTGATTATCCTATCACGGTCTAAATCACGCTTAATTAGTTCGGCTTGTGCCTTGCGCTCTGCGTTATATAGACGGTTAGTTTTCTTGCTCATTCATGCCACCTACTAACTGCATGATTTCATGGTCACTTGCGCCTTGTTCTTTCAAAATACGGCTCTGTTCGGTCTTGTAGTCCGTGAAGCTAGCATTGTTCATTAATGTTTCTTGCGATACTACTCCGCCAGCTTCAATGTAAGCTTTGATTTCATTCCATACATCTTGCGGAATATTCGGATGAAACGTGAATGTCAGCTTGTTAGCTTCGATTAAAGGCTTATTGATAGCCTTGTGAATGTTACTAATCAATTCATAACGACGACGTAGCGCCTTAGTAAAGAACGTTTCTTTGTCTTTCCGGACTTGCTCAAGGCCTATCATCTTGTAAAGCAAAGCAATTCCGGATGACGTAGCATTGAAGCGGTCATCATCAAGGTTAGGAATACGACTAAAACGATGAATGTCGTTTGCTAAACGGTTCTTATAAGCCTCTGTGCCGTTTACATCGTACTGTTTATAGATATATCCGGCATCTGCGCTTGTTTGTTGCCCGTTTGCACTAATTCCAGTTTGAAGCAGTAGCGTGTTAGCATCTTTCATCTTGGCGACACTTTCAGCGCTTGCCCCGATTGCGTCCAAGTCACCCTTAATAACAAGCATCGCATCGTTTAAGTCGCTCATGTAGTTCGCTGTGTCAGACTGTCCAGCATCGTAAGCATCAATCAACGGGATTTCACTTTCAAAGTCACCCATGCGATAACGGTTGTTCCACCATTCGACGACTGGAACGTCTTTATATTCATGCTTCGTGATTTTATCGACTGCCAATTTTACTGAACCACTAGAAAACGGCTTAAAAGTGATAACTTGGTCTTTAGTATAGACCGTCATATTCACTTTATCCGCAAAAACTGGAAGATGCACGGCGCAAATGATATTTTGTTCGACTGTTAAATCACGAATGACAAACATTTCAAGCGGGCTGATAGAAACAACTCTATCCGCTCCGTCTTTATCTCGGAAGTGATACTCAAAAGCACGCCCATAGATTGAAGCATCAAGCGCTAAATCACCGTTCAAAGCGTTGATGTCGTTATTCCACTCGATTTCTTGAATGGTGTCAAGTTGCTCTTTATTTGCACCCTCAAGAATACCGACTGAAACGGGGTTACCGATAACGTAGCTTGTCGCAAAACTAGAAATGTATCCACCCCATTTATGACGTACTCGATAATCTGCTTTCTCGTTATCCAGTCGTCTATGCCCGTTCAAAATACTGTAATTATCGCCTTTTGCGTATGAAGATAAAACTTTCAAGCGCTTTTGCTGACTAGTAAAGAAAGTATCAATCATTTCTCTAAAGGCTTTCTTGCCGTTCGCAGTTCCTAACAATTCATCACTTGAAGCATATCTGAATTGCTCGTTTGCGATTGTTCCAAAGTATAGACTGTCAAACCTCGTTTTCGTGGTTGTGTCTATACCGTGTTCAAATTCGTTTACTTTATCCACTTCTTACCTCCTAAACATCTTGTTAATCTTACTGATAGCCTTATCAACGTCCACATCTTTTCTTGTCTGATAGATTCTATCTTGTAAGGCATAACGTATAGCATCTATGCAGTGGTTATAGCTATCTACTGGTTCATTGATGTATTCGTTTGTCTTTCTGTCTTTCTTCCAAGTGTAATTTTCAAGTTCTTCAATCAACTTAACGCACCTTTCATCTACTATCCATTCATACTGAAGTAAGTATTGTATGCCTTGCATGACTGAGCCAGCGCCCTTTTGAACGTCTATCACTCGTGGAATACCAAGATTTCTTAATTCTTGATTTGATTTCTTTTCAGCGCTATCTGCTCTTATCTGCTCTTTAGCATATCCAAGCGCCTTTATAGCTTCAGCTATCTTGTCATTCGTCAAGCCTTTTCTTACAAATTCCTCAACGACATATAAACGCTTGTTTTCGTCGTCTATTCTTACATGAAGCAAGGCTGACGGGTCATTGATAAAACCATAGTCAAGACCAAAATAAGCGGGCAAATGCGCCAATTCTTCCTTGTTAAGCAGTCGCTTCTCATACTTAGGAAAAATTAGCTTGTCAAGTGTTGCGAACTCTCCCAAAGCATATATCTTGTAATATGCTTCGTTTCTGTTTGCCAGTTCCTCGATATTCTCGATAGTTACCTTGTCTAAAAAGCGATTATCTTTGTATGACGTGTGATAAACAACTGTGTTTTTTGGCTTCTTCACAAAGAAAGCGTTATACGTCCAGTTCACTTTCGACACAGGGTTAAACATCAAGAATATCTGTTTATTCAAGTGTTTCTTTGCTCTTAGACGTAGCGTTAACTGTGTGTAATCATCGAGCATAAACTCCGAAGCTTCTTCCATGACTACATCAGATATATCTTTGATAGACTTGATTTTCTCAGGGTTATCTAAACCCTTAAATATAAACTGTGCGCCGTTTGGTAACTCTATGCGATATGCTGAATTATTGACCTTACACTTATCTAGCAACTGCCAACTATCCAAACATTGTTTCACGTCTTCAAAAATAGAATCGTAAACTGTAGCGCCTACTTTTCTAAGAAACAATACTTTTCTTGGATGCTTCCAATCTTGACAAGCCTTAAAGACTACCTTTTGTATCACGCCATGACTTTTACCACTTGATGCACCGCCATAGTGAACCTCTGTAAATGTATCATAGTCGGTCAATTTGTCATATATATGCTTATTGAACACTCGGCTAGGATATTGAATGGCAATATTGATTTTTGGTCTACTCTTCGTCAGCATCCCAATCACCTACCTTAATTTCAATCACTCGTTTATTAGCTATATCACTATCTAGTGTTCTTTCGTCACGTTTATTTTTAACTTGTAGCGACTTGATACGTTCTTTTTGTTCTTTCTTATCAAGGCTATCCTTGACATCTGTTGTGGTCAACTTGCTGATTTGTTCAAAAGCTCGGACATTGCCCTTCATAGCTTTCTGCATCATAACCATAGCTAAAGCCATTTCATTGGTTGAATCAAAGCCTAGTTCTTCAAGTTGCTTCTTCACGTTCGGACTTGCAACCTCAGCTTGTAGAATCGTTTCAAAAGCCTTTCTCAGGTTCGCTTTTTTCCTTCGAGCCTTGCCTGAAGCAATCCCACCCTTCCGTGTCATTTCTCGTAGCTCTTCGGGAGTTCGCTCGGAGTTTGGTATTAAATTATCAGCACCAGCCATCGCCTCACTTCCTTACTTTTTTATAATTCTAGTTCACTTTCTCAGCAGTAAGTCCTGTCTCTTCCTCTTGTGAAAATTCCTTGGCATCTTCTGGATCCTCAGACTCTTCAAAGTCGTCCAAAGAATAGTCGACATCATCAAATCCAAACATGGTCATATCTAACCCTTCGACACTTTCAAGTTCTGCGTAGAGCAGTTCTGTGTCCCACTCGGCAATCTCGCCTACTTTATTATCAGCAAGTCTGAACGCTTTTATTTGTTCTTCTGAAAGGTCGTCAGCGATTAAGACTGGCACGGTTTCGAGTTTCAAAAATCGTGCAGCTCTATACCGTGTATGCCCGTTTATAATTTCTCCGTCTTTGGTTGCTACGATTGGAACTTTAAAACCAAACTCTCTGATTGAGTTAGCAACTGGCTCTACTGCCTTGTCGTTATTCCTTGGATTGTTTTTATATGGCTGTAGCCATTCTAAAGGTTTATCAATTATTTTCAATTCGTTGTCCTGGAACCAAAAAACACACACCTATGAGGTCTGCGTTTTTCGGGTTATATGGTCTCTCGATTTTACTTTTTGTAATATCGAGGTGGCTACTGACCTCGAATAGAATCGATATTATATTTACCTTTCTTATTTATTTTTGTGTAGCCTTTAAGGCGGTGCTCGGAGTCGAACCGAAGAAAAGTTTTTGTTTGAGTTTGGAGATAAAACAATATACCCGTCACCGCCAAAGGAGAGTGTGGGATTTGAACCCACGGACCGCACGTAGGTGGTCACCCGACTAGCAAACGGGCGCATTCAACCTGACTCTGCCAACTCTCCATATCAAGGGAAGACTTACTGCCTTACCCTTAATTCTTGATGATACTATAATAGCACGATTGTTAGACCAGTGCGCTTCAACCTAGTTCGCATTAGTTCACATTAGTTCGCTTTTATCAACTACAACACCCAATTCACGGATTGCATCTTTCTTCTTTTTGTAAAAAGTAGTCTTACTGCATTGTAAAAATTCAATCATATCATACACGCTTGCTTTCTGAATATAAACCATCCTTAAAATTGTTCGACTTGCAGGCTTAGGCATTTTATCAATCAATTTACTGAGCTCAATTCTGCGCTGGATAGCCTCAGAAGTTGCTTGCTTCATGTACTCTTTCAAGGAATCTTGCATGCTAAAAATATCGATGTAACGTTCATCTAATCGAACCTTCTGACCACCTTTAACCTTATCTATGCTCATTTTAGGGCTAGAAAGTAAACTAGCTTCAAGATTAGCAAGCTCGTCTATTCGACTCTGTATTTCTTCATCCAAATTCTGTAGTTCATCAAGTAACTCTTTAGCCTTGTTCACTCTCTATCTCCTTTATGATATAATAATATTATTGAAAACGCTGTCGGGGTAGAGTGAATGCCTCGGCTTTTTTTATTTTAGTAGCTATTGAGCATCCTCATCACCTTTTCATAGCTTAGATGTACTTTTGCTCTTTCCTCCTCGTATCCGAATACTTTTGGAATTCTGAAATAAATGATTGTAGCGTTGTCATGTTGCTTGACAACTGAGAAAATGTGCTTGAGTAAGTCTTTTCTAAAAGCTATGTTAGGAAAAACCACAAGCTCTCGAGCTCCTATTCCTGTTGTAGTCACTTTATTTATTTGGCTACCTGTGTACGGATATTTTTTAGGTTTCATTCTTCATGCTCCATTTCTTCAATCAACCAATCAAGGTTCTTTCTAGCCTTCTTCAGGTCTTCAAGACCGTTCTTCTTCTGATGACGTAGTAAATATTTCAAGGCGTTCCCAAGGTAAAAGCCTTTCATTTGTTCAGGTGTCATGAAATTTCTTAAAGCATCGATGGACTCCATGCCATAGCGACCTTGGTAATGGCTTGGTTTGTTTACGTTGTCATTTTTTTCAGGATTCATTATTCATCACCCTCCTTGTTTTCTAAAACAGCATCCTGTATAAAAGTGCTGCCAATTTCATAGTGCTTGTATTCATTAACTGTCACTTCAAATGTTTCTTCAACGTGCTTATTTCCTACATGTCCAGAAACAACTAGAATATATTTTCTTTTGGTTCTTTTTGGCACAAGTACCGAACTTTTACCATTCATAACATGTATGAAAATTGTGTGAGGTTCATCAATATACTTATCAACCACTGTCCCACTCGAAATCTGATGGCATGCTACGAGCAAGGATGCGAATAAAACAACACATAGGATTTTAAAATTTTTCATTTTATAAATCCTCCTCTTTGACAAACACTCCTCGGTTTGTTTACAAAGTCTTCAATCAATTCAGCTTCTTGCATATCGTATTCGCTAATTTCATCCAAATAATAATCTATGTCATCGTGTTGTACACTTCCGTAATCGGTTTTTGTATGATTTACTTCAAATTCGTAACCATCTACATCGACTATGTAATGAATGCCATCTGCTGAATTTTCGTATCTGTAATCCTTGATAATCATCACTCCACCTCCTTACTTTTCAAGCTTTTCGATTTCACGTTCAACTAGTTCTTTACGTTTTTGTAATTCTTCTAGTTTTTGAACATCTAATGCTTTCTTGATGATTTCAAGTCGTTCAAGATCCATCTTAAATTTTTCTAAAGAGTCAACTTTACGAGCGTACTCTCTAAAATTATGCGCCCATTCCCATTCTTCCCAACCGAAGCAATTATTTAACTCTCGTGTTAAGTCGTTATATTTATTTCTTAAATCAATATTAACTTGACGTTGATAGAGTAATACGAATACTGCCATTACTAAAACCGACACACAAGCTAAGAACATTCCCCAAAACATCAAATCTTTCATTCCGTTACCTCCTCAATCTCAATCCCTGGGCAATCAAACACCCAACCAAATCCATCTTCTTCCAACTCTTTGCGGGTGTGTTTTGTTTTATACCCATATTTTTCAATTTCTGATGCAAAACAATATGTTTTGGATGATGAAGCTTTATTAAGATATTGACCATATCCATTTATTCCTTTCACCCTAACCGTATACTTTGGTTCTTTCTCGACCTCGTAGCCATCAAGCCATGCACGAGCGAATGTTTCTTGGTTAATTCCAGACCCAAAAAAATCTATTAGTCTTGAATGATCTTCTTGGTTTGCATAATTGTAAAAATCCACTTCTTCAATCATTAAGGCGCGGGCGAGGGATAAAAATGTATTTTTGCAATATTTAATCCAATTCGCCACAAACTGCGGGATTTTGACTTTCTGCGGTTCGTCTAGTAGTTTTAAATCTTTCAAAACTTCAGACGTATCAACCCTTCTGAAACAGTCATGGTTCAAATACTCGTATTTTCCAATCAATTCCTGTATATTCATTTTTTCTGCTCCTTTTAACTCATCTTGTGGCTTTCCAGGTCTCCGAATTCGTGACCTTGATTGACAAAGTACGAACCAATCAGAATAGCATATGCCTCGTCGTCTTTGACGTTTAGACAAAAACCATCGGCCACTTTAGCAACTGCCTGCAACTTCATTGATTTCTTGCTTCGGTCTTTGTAGCTGAACTTCCAATACTTGCGCCAGGTCGACACGTTCACGAAGAACACATTGTCAGCAATCAGCCGTCCAAGGATGATGCCCGTCACAATCCCGATGCTGATCATGGACTGTTGATTTGGTCCCATGACCGAATTCTTCTCGACCACAATAGACTCAAACGGTCGTTCATAGCGTTGTAAGGCTCTTAATTGAATGGTTCTCAATTCTCCAGCCATGAAGCGCCCACGTTCAAAGAATGACTTGCTTTTATGTTTTAAGACACCACTCTGGACAAGGTCTGAGCCTTCAAATAAGGCCCAGCCTGTCGCAGAAGTTGAAATGTCTAACGATAATGTCAGAGATTTCATTGCAGTTCTCCCTTGATCCTACAAAGATCGAATAGATTTCGCTTGTTATCTTCAACGAATTCAAAGAATTTTTAAAGCTCGGTCAAGTTGCGTTTTTCTGCTTTTGCACCAAGGCTAGAGTGATACTCTGTCGGTTTTTTCGGTATAGCTTTAACATCCAGCCAATATAAAGGCTCGAAAACGTCGCCGCTCGTATCCAGAGAGGTATCTGCATCTGCATTTTTGAATTCCATCTGGATGTCATAGTTTATTGCATTTGATACTGCGATATGTCTACCAGCAATCTCAAGTGCGATACTTGTACCTGGGATTATAATTTTATTTATCATTTTTTCTTTCCTGCTATCATTTCAAAAAAATGCGACTGCCTTTGTGATAATTGGCTAAATACGGGCAGTCGCTCGTCCAAGGTCACATAACCTTTACTGACGTGTTTCTAGTTCGCAGTTTTACAAGAATGCACGGCTTGTTTAATTTATTTACATTTCAATCAGGTCGTTCAGAGTAACAACTGCACCTAGTTTCTTCTGGCTTCTGCAATAGTCACAATGTCCGCACTCCTTAGGCTTCTGTTTGCCCTGGATCACATCCCAAACTTCGACAATTTCAGACTTGATTTTTTCCAATCCTTCATCCAGCCATTCATCATCGATTTTCAGAATTTCACGGTCTGGCACGTTTTCCTTACTGACCGCTACAATGTAAGGTCTAAAGTCCTTACCAGTCATCTGTTTTAAGAGTTCACGATACAGACCAAGCTGACCGTGATACCCAAAATTCAAAATATTATTGACTGCAGCGGGAACTTTCTTCTTGAGTTCTGCGCTCCATTCTTCAGAGTAGATAGATTTCATGGTTTTTAAATCCACAAAGTACCCACGGCTCAGATTTACACTGTCTAGCTTTCCTTTGACTGGTACGCCTTCGATTTCGCCATAAACAATCAATTCTTTTTGAACTTCATCCGATGAGTAACCATGATACAAGCGGTTGAACCCTTCGTCATCTTTCAAGCTCTCAATCATCTTGTCTCCAATCACAAAGTCGGATTTTAGGTTTCCTTTATTTTTCCCTGTCTTGGCAAGTAGTTTCTCGCCATTTTCGTCCATGAACTGCTGATGTGCTTCTTGGCTTTCAAAGTAACTATGAACGTAGTTACCGAGTAGGAGAGGGCTCTCATCCCTCTCTTCTACCCATTGGCCACTATCAAGGGCAAATGCCTTCGCTTGGCATTGCTGATACCGTTTGAAGCGTGAATTGGTCAACCAGCTTGTGTCTTGGTAGTAGTTCTTTTGTGTTAATTCTTCCATGATTAGTACTCCCTCACATTGGTTGTGTTCCCTTCTAGCAAGCTGATTTCTTCAAAAACCTCGCCCGTTTCTTCGTCAAAGTCTGGAATTTCATCTTCAGGGTAGCTTGTATCTGCGGTTGTCACTTCTGGTTCAATGACCTCTTTTTTCTTGCGAGGTGCTTTTTTAGGTTTTTCAGGCTCTTGAACCTCTGCCACTTCTTCAGGCTCGACCACTTCGCCCATGATGGCGTCAAGCGTTTCTGCTGGTTCGCTTGGAGTGATGTCCTTAACGTTGCGCTCATTGTCGAACTCGTTCTCGGTAGTTCGATTGACGGCATCGATAAATAAGTCATTGTCGTCTGATGTATTAAAAAATTGCTTAGCGGCACGATTGATAACCGTACGCTTAGCCATTTCTTGAGGGAAGTTCTTCTGTACGCTTCCATTTCGTGATTGCGCCCACGACTTATCAATTTCTTTCTTGGTCATGATTGTGAGGATTTTTTCCCCGTCCGTTTTCTCAATCACGCAGTAAGCGCCCTCGATTGGATTGTCCTGGTTCTTCCAGCTTGACTTGTGACTTACAAATTTCCAGCGCCCGTCCACGTTTTCAGCTTCAAACTCGTCGCCTTCAAAAATAATCTGAGCATAGATGTCTTTGACTTCAGGCAACTGTTTAACGACCTTCATGGTTCCGAAGTATGAACGGTTTAATTTAACCGTGTTTCCATAAGGAATGAAGTAGCATTGTGTCTTAGCAGGGCTTAGACCTTGTGTGACCATATCAAGCAAGGCATTATAGACACTTTCTGGTGTGCATTTCTCCAGTAGATTTCCGCCAGGTGCATTTTTTAATGCGTAGTAGGCTGAACTTAGAGCGTTACTTACGCTATAATTTGGTGCGATTAGCAAGCCTTCGCCTTTCATGGCTTCAATTCGGGTTGCAACATTTGATGTAATTTGTTTTTGTGTTAATTCGTTCATTTCTTTCTGCCTTTCGTTTTCTTCAAGTTCCAATTTTCACGCTTCAAGCGTTTATTTTCGTTTTGTAGTTTCACAATAATATCTTGTTGTTCATTGATAATTTCTCCGAGTTCAATTCCAAGATGGATATAATCAGAGCGCCATTGACCGATTTCTGCGAGTAGTTCTTCAATCATGCTCTAACTTCCAATACTTCTCTAGATCCACAGCCATGACGATGGACAAGTTCTTCTGCTCGGTCAAAATCTGCCGTCTGTAAGGTGCAAGTCCAGCTTGCCTTTCTTCCTCATTTCGAGGAAGATAGTAGCCGTTTGGCTTGAATTTCTTAGCCACAATCGGATGTCTGAAGTTTACCCTTAGGCTTTCGATGACTTGTTCAAGCATACGCTTTGACAAACCTGTCTCCTTTCGGATATCTAATGCCGTGATAGGTTCTTCAAAACTTGCACGGTTGACAATCAAGTTCAATACACTTGTTTCAATTTCATTCATTGTTCTACTAATCATATTCCCTCCCGATGAATACGCATCTTAATTCTGTACTTCCGCATTTTTCACATTCAATAGGCGGATAACTGTCAATCACTTCAAATTCATATCCGCAGTCGCAACATCCACAATCCCAAATATAAAGGTTCATTGTCATTGCTCCTTGTGGATATTCTCAATCTCTTCTAATTTTTCGACAAAATCGACATACGCTTTATAAAAATCGCCGGATTTTTTGCTATCTTTATATGCTTTTTCAACCAATTCAGCACCGTCACCATAAAAACAACCAACTCTCCATTTTTTGTTCGATTTTGTATAAGTGAAATAACGACCACTAGACCATGTGTTTTTAAAAACAATATAATCAGCGTTGCCGGATACCCTAGCGTTGCCGGATACCTCAGCGTTGCCGTATACCTCAGCGTTGCCGGATACCCTAGCGTTGCCGGATACCCAAGCGTTGCCGGATACCTCAGCGTTGCCGGATACCCAAGCGTTGCCGGATACCCTAGCGTCACCGGATACCCTAGCGTTGCCGGATACCCTAGCGTTGCCGTATACCCTAGCGTCACCGGATACCCTAGCGTCACCGGATACCCAAGCGTTGCCGGATTGACTTAAATTTTTTTCATTTGCAATATATCCGCCAACTTCTCCTTTTTCAATTTCACTAAATGAAATTAACGCCTTAATTCTAAAAAGTTGTACTCCAAAAAATGTAATTGTATCATCCACTAAAAGTTCATATTTTTTCATTTTCTTACTCCTTTGGTTGTGGTAGTGCTAACAAGTCTTGACGTAAGCCAACCGGCGCTTGTGTGTCAAACGTGAATTTTCTATCGCAATTTCGGATGTTTTCACGAGCAATATTATTGAATTGATTTCGCCCTTGCTGATAAACTTCAATAATTGCTTTATCTAGTTTTTCTTGTTCTTCTTTTTGTCTTTGTCGTTTCTGCTCGTTGTTTTCAATGATCATCAATGCTACGAAAAAGCTAATAAAAGTTATTGCAAATCCGAGTAATTGACTTGTTAAAGTTGGTTCTGTCATGCTTTATACCTCTAATCTTCTACTTTCCAAATTCGACAACGGGATTCCACTCCAGACGAAGTCTTGTCTTTGTATACCCAGTCATTACCATAAGCGCCTGTAGCTTCGTATGAAGCTGACTTCAAATAATCAATAGCTTCTTCTTTCGTCTCGAAAATAGTAGCTGAATAATCTTGCTCTCCAGTTGGCAAAAAGTCACTTCCAATCAAACTGAAATCCTCGTTTCCAGTTTCAGTATTCTTGACATGGATTGATATGATATACATTTCTACACCTCTAATAATTTTTCTAAGTCAGCAATACGCTGATAGAGTATTTGGTTTTCTTCTCGTGCTTCAATCAATTCACGGTTCAAGTCTAATGCGACTAATCGCCAATCTTGATTGATTTCAATTTTGGTTGTGTTAAAAAACCATTTTGTAAGTCTGTCTAGTAACTTCATGCGATACCCTCGCGATCTAGTAAATTATTAAAAATCCCGTCAAGTACGTTATAGAAATGATGTCCGTTTGGTACAATAATTTCTTCGTCTTGTTCAAGTTTTCTTCCGAAAGCGTATATATTTACTTTCATTTTTTCTTTCCTCGTGTTATAATTCTTATAGAATAATTTTGTTATGCACCTTTTCCCGAAGGTGTATTTTTTATTTTGCAAACTGATAAACGCTACCGTTCATTGAATAGTAAGCCATTTCTTGCAGTTTGTGAGTGAAACGCTCGTCCGTTGTAGTCAGCAAGCGTTCTTTCAATAGCGTTGATAGTTGATAGTGATTTTTTTCGAAATTTGCTATCAGCTTTTTTCTTTCTTCAGTGTTTAAAATGGTAATGTCCTCCTATCTTCCGAATTATCGGGATATTTGAAAGTCAAGTCTTTTGCGCCTTTAGCTACTCGACTGACTAGACTTGAATCAAATGTCTGTTTCATGTTCTTTCCAGTCATATTCGTTGTAATAATTGTCTTATCTCTAGCATCCAGCAAGTTATACAGAAAGTCTTTTTTCCATTGCGCTTGGTCGCCTTTCCCGAAGTCGTCCAAAACCAAGTAATCAACTTTCTTTAGCAAGTCCAACCACTCGTCTGTGGTTCGAGCATCTTTCTGACTAAACCCGCTTTGGATTTTTTGAAACATAGTTGGGCAATTCATGAAAAGCACGCTTTTAGGATTGTTGTTTGCTTTAAAGTCAATGTTTAACTTCTTAGCGATTGCAATAGCTAGGTGCGTTTTCCCAACTCCAGCTTGTCCAAGAATAACGGCGTTCCCTTTACCGTCATTAAAATAGTGCCTTGCAATTCTCAATGCGTAGTTTTTCGCTTTCTCGTCAATCTCGTTTGACGTTGTAAACGTGTTGAAACTAGCTTCTTTCATGTCGCTTGGCATGATGCTATTTCTTGCCAATACGTCATAAGTGCTTGACAAGATAGATGTGATGTACGCTTCGCCAATCTTCTTTTCTTGCTCTCTAGCCATATCTTCACGCTGACACTCAGGGCAAAAGGTAGGTTGGTAAGGTGTTTTTCTTCCTTTAGCTTTGACTGGATGTTTAAACGTCCACATATAGCAAGAGTGTTTCTTGCATATCTCGTTTTCGTTCACATAATAGATTGGATCTAAACTTAATTTTTCCATTCAACCGCCTTTCTAAAACGGCAATTCGCCTTGATATTCATGCTCGATAGTGTTTCCGACAAATCTAGTTTTTGAAGCTGAGCTTTTACTGTCACGAAATCCACTTGTTTCTGCTTTCGCTTCATCAAGACTTGTCAAACCTTTATCTTTCCAAGACTTCAAAATCTTATTCAGATAGTTGAAACTTTCTGCCCCGGCATCTTCGGTTAGTTGGATTGCGTATTCAATCATGTCAACCGTCATGTTATCAAGTCCAATGTATTCTTGGATTTGCTGAATTTGTCGGTCATTGATTTTGACACTGGTAGATTTGATAATCTGCGACAAGGATTTTTTTTCATCTTCGCCACTGTATAGGTTGTTAACCTTATCTAATCTATCCTTATCTAAACTATCCTCTCCTAACCTTACCTGCGTATCCATTTTGGATACATTTTGTATACATTGGTCTAAAGGCTTGATACTAGCGATTTTTGACTTATCAAATTCAAGTTGTTCTTTTTCATCTTGATAGATTGTAGCTTGAAATCTGTCAGCTTGAATATAGTTGTGTATTCTCCAATGACGGATAACGACTACTCCACTTTCAAAAGGAATTAAGAAGCCTTTTCCAATCAAGATTTTTAAATCATCATTGCTTGCTCCGATTGAACGTTGTATTTTTTTTACATTATCTACAAATCCCTCGTCATCCGCTCCCATATTCAAATGGAAGTACAACGCTTGAGCGGATAAGGACATATCAAGAAAACTATCTGTGTCTGTAATTTTCTTGCTAAACATTCTTCTTTGTGCCAATTCTTCTCCTTTCTTTGTTGTTGTTTTCGCAACTTTTAGAGTAAAAAAATATTGCTAGAAATCCTCCATCTTGACACCTAGCAATTCCGCCAGCTTGCTTGCCTCTGAGAATGTAAAATCTCGCCCTTTGTATCGGTTGAGTTTTACACTAAATGTCGACTTATCCATTCCCAACTTATCAGCAATATCATTTTGTTTCAATCCTTTTGAAACAATGATACCCTTTAAATTATGGTATGGCTTATCCAGTACCAATTCACTTGCCATGGACATCTCCTTTCTTTTTTTGTTGCGTTTTCGCAACTTTTATGATTTTAGTATACACCTTTTATTTTTCGTTGTCAACAACTTTTTTTAATTTTTTTAAAATAATTTGCGTTAACGAAACTTTTATGGTATTATCATTATAGAAAAAGGAGCAACAACAATGATAGGAAAGAAAATAAAAGAGCTTAGAAAAAGCCACAATCTAACTCTTGAAGAGTTAGCGGACATATTGAATAAGGAATATCCTGACACTATCAACTTTAATAAAGGTAAAATTTCAAAATGGGAAAATGATAGAGAGGAACCTAGACTCTCATCTGTCAAAATCCTTGCTGACTATTTCGATGTCCCACTAGATTATTTTAACGGCATCGATATTGATCAGGCTGAAATTCTAACCATCTTCAATCAACTAGACGAAGATAGGCAATCAAATGTAGTCGACTATGCTACTGCTCTATTGAACGAGCAAGTCAGCATGAAGACATCAACAGTTCTAGAAAAGTACAAAGACGATGACTACATTATAGACTATGTTGAGGGCCTGGTTGCTGCAGGTCATGGAACGTTCCAGGAAGATAATCTTCACATGGAAGTTAGACTTAGAACTGAAGATGTGCCAGAAAGCTATGACACGATTGCTAAAGTAGCAGGCGATAGCATGGAACCACTCATTGAAGATAACGACTTACTATTTATCAAGGTTACCAGTCAAGTGGATATCAACTCAATCGGTATCTTCCAAATCAACGGCAAGAATTTTGTCAAGAAACTGAAAAGAGATTATGACGGTTCTTGGTACTTACAAAGTTTAAATAGTGGATACGAAGAAATCCACTTGTCAGAAAATGACGACATCCGAACTATCGGGGAAGTTGTCAGTGTATATAGAAATTGAGAGAGAAAAGATTATGAAAATAGGTTATAGAAGTCCAAGCCTTTCAAAAAGTTTAAAAGCTAGAACAACTGGAAGGCTTAAACGACAAATGAAAAAAGCCGTTAACCCTCTTTATGGTAAGAAAGGTATGGGATTGATAAACAACCCACAAAAAGCTATCTATAATAAGGTCTACAATAAAGTCACTATTGACCCTTTAAAAGGTGTAAAAAAAGTATCTAAAGTCAATAAAAACCAAAGTAAAAAAAGTTACTCTACCCCAAAACAAGCAACAGTTTCTAAATCTCAAACTCGTGTGATAAAAACTGTAACTTATAAGTGTAACAAATGGATATATATTCTGCTAGCTATTTTTCTTGGATATTTTGGCGCTCAATATTTCTACTCTGGTCAAAAACGAAAAGGATTTATTGCACTTCTTTTCTGTATAACAAGTATCCCTATGTTTATTGGTTTCTTCCATGGCATTTCTGCTCTATTTAAACCAGTTGACGAAAAAGGGAATATTACTATAATAGCAAAAGAGCGTTCAAATAAGCATCAATTCATTTACGACTAAAATAAAAAAATCCCACGCTCTGAAAGTTTGGCGACTGCGAGCGTGAGATTATCTAGTATAAAAAACAACCATTAAAAAGGGCGTTTTCTTATACTCTATTTTATCAAAAATAGGGGGTAAAAACAATGAAAAACACAAACAAAGTAGCTATATATGTTCGTGTTTCTACTTCAATTCAAGCAGAAGAAGGTTACTCGATAGACGAGCAGAAAGACAAGCTAGAAGCCTATTGTAAAATCAAAGACTGGAAGATATATGACACTTATATCGACGGCGGATTTTCGGGTTCAAACACAAAAAGACCTGAACTTGAACGCTTGATAAACGATGCAAAAAGAAAAAGATTTGATATTGTGCTAGTTTACAAGTTAGATCGCTTGAGCCGTAGCCAAAAAGACACGCTTTTTCTAATCGAAGATGTATTTTTAAAAAATGACGTTGCTTTTATCAGCTTACAAGAAAACTTTGACACCTCTACCCCTTTCGGAAAAGCTTCAATCGGTATGCTTTCAGTATTCGCCCAGCTTGAGCGGGAGCAGATAAAAGAAAGAATGATATTAGGTAAGGAAGGACGGGCAAAAAGCGGTAGAACGATGTCATGGACGACCATTCCTTTTGGCTATGACTATTCAAAAGAAACGGGGATATTATCGGTTAACCATACGCAAGCTATAATTGTTAATCGTATCTTTAATGAGTATCTAAACGGTAAATCGGTTGTTAAAATCATTAGAGATTTAAACGATGAGGGGCATATCGGACGAAAAAGGCCTTGGGGTGAAACGATAACAAAGTATTTACTCAAAAACGAAACATATCTTGGCATCGTGAAATATCGAGGGCAAAAGTACGAGGGACAGCATGAACCGATTATCTCTCAAGAATTATTTGACCTTGTGCAACTAGAACTTGAAAAAAGGCAAATAGATGCCTTGAATAAATACAATAATCCTAGACCATTTCGGGCAAAATATATGCTTTCCGGATTGCTGAAATGCGGTTATTGTGGGGGTTCATTAGGTTTATACGTTACTTCAAAAAATCGTAAAGGAAAAGCCTATCAACGTTATCAATGCAGAAACCGATATCATAAAGACAAGTCAAAAAGATGCAACTCGAAATGGTACGACAAAAGCGAGTTAGAACAAAAGGTTTTAGAGCAACTTTCAAGAATTAAATTAGAGCCGCAATACCGAAAAGAAACACTAGCCAAAAATGACGAAACAATGAAAGTTGAAGAAATAAAAGAGCAACTGAAAAAATTAAACAATAGACTTGATAAGCTGACTGAATTATACTTAGACGAGATCATAACACGAAAAGAACTTAACACAAAAAACGAAAAACTAAAAATCGAAAAGGCGTTTTTAGAAGAACAACTAGAAAGCAAGAAAAAGAACACAATCAACTTGCGACAACGTAAACTTGCCCGACTTTTAAAAGATTTTAAACCTGAAAATTTAAGCTATGAAGATGCTTCAAAAGTTGTAAAATCAGTCATAAAAGAAATTGTTGTTACAAAAGAAGAAATGAATATAACGCTAGACTTTTAAGGGTTTAGCGTTGTTTTTGTATTTTAGACTAACTGATAATGATTAGTTAGAGTAAAATACATTTTAAGCAAACAAAAAAACCGCTAGCAAAAGCCAGCGGTCTAGTGTAATTAAATTTTTGATTCTTTCTATTTTGCTGTAATGAGCCCGTCCGGCTCTACAGTAAATGATTCTTTATCTGCCAATCGGCCATCTTCAAGCATGAGATAGTAGCCACCATTGTACGGCACAAAAGTATTTGATACCATATCGCCATTCTCTGAATTGAGATAATACCATTTCTCGTAGTATTTAACCCAGCCGGTTTGCATTGAACCATCACGATTGAAGTAGTACCATTTATTGTTGATTTTCCTCCAGCTTGTAGCCATGTACCCGTCTTTATCGAACCAGTACCATTTTTTATCAGTATGCAAAACCCAATCGGATTTCACGCAATATCCTTCGGCATCGAAGTAGAACCATGATTTGTTTTCCTCGATATACTCGAATTCACTTTTCGGATACGTCCCATTTGCTCGAGCGTACCAATCGCCTTTATCGTCCGACTGCCAACCTTTTTTCACTTCTTCCGGTTGAGCGTTTGGATTGGTCAAACGATATGCGTAAAAGTAAGGCTGACCTGCCGCATTCCAGATAGAATCATGGTTGTTGACTGTGATACCATTTCTAGCGTAGTTACAATGAATGATATTCTCTGAATCTACAAACATACCCGTATGACCTCCAGCGCCTGCTGAATAGCCACGTCTTCCGTAGATAAAGATATCCCCTCGCTGAGCATCCCATTCTTGATTCTCAGCAATAAGCTCATATCCATTCTTAATGAGCCAGTCGTGTTCGTATTCTGTGTTGACTGCCCACCCAGCAGATGAAGCACCAGCACTTCTCAGAGCGTAGTAGACTGAACTTGAGCAATCGTAAGAATCTGGACCGTCGCGGTCTTCCATACTATAAGACACTTGTCCTTGTCTTGCTCGCATCCATGCAATAGCATTTTCAATATTAATTGTCATTTAGCTTTTCCTTTCTCAAAAAGAAAGAGAACCCAATCGGGTTCTCAAGTTGATTAGTCTTCGTTTGGTTCTGTATAAGTCAACGCTCTTTCACTATCTGAAAGTCCGGCGGTTGTCGGATCATTGACAATGCCAATCAATACAAGAAACGCAAACAAAACATTGATAAACACTAAAATTTTATCGACTGTATCGCCAAATTCCAAAGTAAGATTGAAGATATTTGCAAATGCTTGCGCAAGTAGTGCCAACGCTGGAACTAAAGCAAGCCAAAAGTTTTTATTTTTTAGTCGTACTGACCAGTTAATCTTGTTCATTATTTTTCCTCTATGATTTCTAGTTCGAGAAATTTCTCAAACAGTATTTTGATAGCACCGTTTCCGCCTAATTCAACGTAACTTTCATAAAGTC